ATGTCCATTCCCCTTGCCATCTGCAATGCTTTCAGTTTATTCCGCGCATAGATAGCAGTTCGCAGATCCTTGTCATCGTATTCATCATGCAGATCATCGGAGTGATGTATCATCAGTCAGTATCCGTCACAAAATTAGAACGTTTTTTCACCTGCACTTTATGTTTCTTGTTATCCATCTCCACATTGGTATCCGGCCGGCGTTTCATCGCCGCCAGTTTCTCTTGGAACTTTCTGAATTCATTCTTCATCGTCATGTGCAGGTTCATCACATACAGACCTGCAAGATTATAGTTTTCAAGATCACATTGAGAGATGAAAAAACGAAAAAAACACTGGCAATACGGTCGGTTTCGCGTAAAAACTTTGTTACAGAATGATGGGCAATGGTGTAAAACAGGACATACTTAGGACATGATTGAACGTTGTATAGTGTAATGTATTAAAGTATTTTTGTAGTGCGATCCTCGACGGGGGATCAAGTATTTACCTAGGGCAATCGGTGCACCGACCGATTGCCCTATTTTATTTTTAAAGGACATCATGGGCGTAGAAACATTATCGAACGAACCTACAGTGATCACCGCCGGTGATACCGTGATATTTGAGAAAGATATCACAGCGTATGAACCGCTGGATTCTGTATCGCTGAAGATCATCGGTGAATCGAACATCAGTGAGGAAATTGAAGCAGTTGTGGCAGACGGTGTTGCCACGTTCACGATCGACTCTGCCGATACCGCTGAATTTGAAAGCGGCACTTATAAGTTGATCGAATGGTATGTATCCGGAACGGAACGGCAGACGATCTACACAGGATCGCTGGAGGTTCTGGCAAATTACGCGGATGCAACGGCGCCTATTGATACACGCAGCCACGCGGTGAAGATGCTGGCGGCCATTAAAGCCCTTCTGGAAGGTGTTGCCACAAAAGAACAGAAAGCGATAACGATCAATAACCGATCGATTGAATACTTATCGCCCAAAGAGTTGATGGAATGGAAACAGTTCTATGAAGAGGAAGTAAGAAACGAACAGGCAAAACAGAATGTCGCCGCCGGTAAATCATCCGGACGGACCATTAAAGCGCAATTCACGGAGATCTCATAAATGATCATTGTCACGCTGAAAACGAATCTGGATGATGAAGTGGAAGCGACATCGTTCAAGTTCGTGGAAACGGAACTGATTCTGAAGAACGGCAATAAAGTGGCAGCGGTATATCCGCGTGAGAATGTGCGGAAGGTAACGCCGGTATATCCGAAATCGGAAAGTAAATAATGGCCCATGAGTTCAACATAGCACCGGCATTGATACTGAGCGAATCGTCGCGCGGGAAAGCATCGCAGTTAATACCGTTCAAGCGAAATGATGCAGCGATTCTTCCGTTGAAAGCCAGGTCGTATGAAGCGGCAAAACGGAACCGGCTGAATTCTGATTTCAATCAGTTCAACACGAGCATCGATAAAGACATCTATGCGGCGATGCTGAGCATTCGGTCACGTGCGCGGGAGTTATGCCAGAATGATCCTTATGCAAAGCGCGCTCTGCGGTTGTATCAGATCAACGTTGTGGGGCCTTACGGTTTCCGGTTCGAGATCGAACTGGACAATGCGACAGCATTGGAAGAAAAAGATATCAAAGTGATCAAAGCATCGCTGAAAGACTGGAGCCGGAAAGAGAACTGCACAGTGACCGGACGGCTTTCGATGAGAGCGGTGGAGCGATTGACACTGATCAACACGGCGCGCGACGGTGAAGCATTGACGCGCAAGGTGAAGGACAAAAGATTCAAATACGGATACGCTCTGCAGCCGTTGGAAATTGACATGCTGGATGATCAATACAATGCTGATCTCGGCAACGGTGCTTTTGTTCGCATGGGTGTTGAATTCGACCGGTATCGAAAGCCGGTGGCATACTGGCTGAGACAGTCGACACCAAGTCAAGAGCTGTGGGGATTCTCGGTGTATTCTGCTGACAGGAAACGTATCGCTGCGGAAGATATCAATCACTACTTCGACCAGGAACGTGCATTTCAGTCGCGCGGTATGACATGGTTCGCACAAACGATCACGCGCCTGCGGAACCTTGGGAAGTTCGAAGAAGCTGCACTGTATGCTGCGCGCGGCGGTGCAAGTAAGATGGGCTTTTTGAAAAAACAACTATCTGCAGGAGAATATATCGGTGATGAAACCGGCACCGACGGAAACCCTGTGACGAACTTTGAACCAGGAACAATTGAGATGCTTCCGCACGGGTATGAATTTCAAGGGTTCGATCCGCGGTTCCCGAACGACATGCAGGGACCGTTCACCAAGATCAATTTACGTGGGGTGGCAAGTGGAACGGATCTTAATTATCACGACCTCTCAAATGATTACGAAACCACGACCTATTCATCCGGACGTCTTGCAAGCCTTACAGCGCGGGAAATGTGGAAAGATCATCAGGAACTCTTCATCGAACATTTCCTTGACGACGTATACGCCGGATTTCTCAAAGAGGGAATGTTCCGTGGAACGATAGACGTGCCGTATGCTTTTGTGGAAAAATATATCAATGCGGCAGTATGGTACGGACGGCGCTGGAGCTGGATCGATCCGCTGAAAGATGTAACGGCAAAGATTCTGGCAACACGTGCAGGTTTTGAGAACGGCAGCGAGATTCTGGCAGAGCAAGGCGGATCATGGACGGAGAACCTTTCGATGCTGGCAAAGAATAAAGATGCCGCTGCGAAATTGGGACTTGCGCTTTCGATCTTCGATCAGAATCCGCTCACGGCAGACTCAAATCTTGACGAAGGTGATGGAAAAACAAAAAAGAAATCGAAGAAACAGGACATTCTGAGAGAAGTATATACGCTGTTGGATCTTCTGAACAGAACCAACGGTGAATTTGAACACGCATAAGAGGGAGATACAGCCATGCTACGTATTCGCGGACTGAGGACACAGCCCACAACATTTGACGAAACAGCGCACAAAATACGTGCGGTGATCGCAAGTGAGGAACCTGTATTGATGCCGGATTACCAACGTTGGGAGATGGTGAACGAAGTTCTGCTGATGAGCGGTATGATCGTTCCGGATAACGGACAGGTTCCGTTTCTGAATGCACATGACCGGTCAGATATCGAAGATGTGTTGGGATCGGTTCGGGAATTCGCGCCGGTTGGAACGACGATGGAAGCGGATGTTTACTTCGATCAGTCGAAAGACGGCATGGAGTGCGAATCGAAGGTGCGCGGCGGACACTTGACGGACCTTTCTGCCGGGTATGAACCGATCGAAACGATCTACATTCCGGAAAAGACATCGCAGATCGTTGATGGAAAGTCGTTCACAGGTCCGATGAATGTTGTTCGGAAATGGAAGTTGAAAGAAGTCAGCGCAGTTCCGATCGGTGCGGATGAAAATGCCAAGTTCCGGTCTGAAAAGTTCAACGAAGAACTGTTCATGATCGCACAAAAGGTTCGTGCCGGGCTGGTGGATGAAATGAAAGTGCGCGGCATTATGGACGATGTAACAAAAGATCTGTTGACGCGCGAAGCTGCACAGGAAATGTTTGAAAAGTTAATCAATCAAAATCCAAAACCACACGAAGAAAGGATTCACATTATGGAACCGATCAAAGCAACACCGGAGGAACTTGCCGCGTTCGAGAATACGCGCAAAGCATCCATCGAACAGGCCGCAAAGGATTTCGGCGGCAGAATTAAAGGGGGCGAGAAACGCATGGCAACGATGGCAAAAGATGCCATTACGCTGGGCGTACCGTTTGAACTCTTCCGCGGTGAAGTGTTCAAATTGGTGAACGACTGTGAACCGCTCGAAACGACCGCATCGGAAGTCGGGATGTCACGTTCCGACATTCAGAAGTATTCGATCAGCCGCGCGATCTTGTCGCTGCACGAGAAAGAGAATTCGTTCGAGCGCGAAATCTCGCAGCAGATCGAAACGAACATGCGGAATTCCGCAAAGCCGGAAGAGAACGGATTCAAACGCCAGGGACTTCTTGTTCCGCGTGAGATCCGGATGATGGGCTTGCGTCAGTTCCAACAGCGCGCTGCGCTGAACACCGGAACGGCAAGCGAAGGTGGCGACTTGGTAGCGACGAACTTGGTGCCGTCGGAATTCGTTCCGTTGCTCCGTTCGCGTCTGCTCCGCCAACGTCTCGGAATCCGGTATCTGACCGGCGTGAAGGGGAATTTCTCCATTCCGAAACAGACAGCTGCAGGAACATTCGCATTCACAGCCCAGGGCGTTGCTCCGAGCGAAAGCGAACTGGCGGTCGGTCAGGTGGATTTCACACCGAAAGAGGGCGCCGCATTCCAGAAATACACCCGCCGACTGCTTGCACAGAGCACGCCGGGCGTTGACATGCTGGTGAACGAAGATCTGAACATGATCACCGAACTGGGATGGGAATATGCCATGTTCCACGGCGCGGGCGGAACGGAACCGATCGGCGTGGAAGCAACGTCGGGTATCGGTGCGGTTGATGCCGGAACTGCCGGTCGAGCGGCGATCGTGGAATTTGAAACCGACATCGCGGCAGCGAACGCCGATATCGGCAGTCAGTTCACAGTGATGAACGCCGCTTCGCGCGGTCTGATGAAAACACGGCCGGAACAGACGGTTGCCGGATTCAGCCGGTATCTGATCGAGAACAACCGGATGAACGACTATCCGGTGGAAGTGACCAACAACGTGGACAACGGATTCGTGTTCCATGGAGTGTGGGCACAGTCGATGATGGCGGACTGGGATGTGTATGACCTGATCGTGAATCCGTATTCGGAAGACACGGCCGGAATCATCAAGGTTTCCATCCGGACCATCCGTGATTTCAACGTGCTTCAGCCGAGCGCGTTCACGATGTCGAACAACCTGTCGTAGTTTTTACTCCAACTTAATCCCCATCCTAAAGGATGGGGATGGTTGGGGTTTGTTGACTTCATTTTTTAACTACACTGCGCTGGTAAAAGGCAGACGATCTACATAATCCATCTTAGGAGAAACACGTATGGCACGAGGAGACAAAGGACCGATTACGAAAGAAGTCGTGATCATCCACAAATGCTTCATTGAAGGTGATTTCACAAAGCCTTCTGAAAATCCGGACAAACCGTTGATTCTGGATCTTCCGCTTCATACCGCGAACCTTCTGATCAATGATAAGCGCGCAGTTGCAAAAAAGGACTACGCGCAGTATCTGGAAGATCAGGCGGAAAAGGCAGAACGCCGCGGAAAGAAGACCGATGCGAAGGTCGGCAAGGGAAAAGGGAAAAAGGGAGAAGAAGCTGCCGGTAAAGAAGAGTAACAGATACAATCCGCTCTTCTGTTTGTTCAGATGGGCGGAACTAATGTAACAGACAAAATATCACACCACTCAAAAAGGGAGTTACCATCATGAAAACCATCTTCAATATCCTGATCTCAGCACTTCTTTTGCTGATCGCTTTCCCCACGGATACACATGCACAAGCCAGCCAGTCACCGTATAACGTGAGCAATCCGTATTACACATGGCCTTTCCCGATCGGCGGATATTCGGATTCAACTGCGGTGAAGTATTTCAACAGCCGTGTGGACACTGTGCCGAATACGTGGTATCCGACATTGCGGACATTTTTAAGGGTTGGGGGATACTCATTATCATCGTTTACGGTGGAAGTATCTGATACTGCACGGCTGATGATCACAGTGAAAGCCAGGACACGACCGCGCGCAACGGGAACGGTTGCAGGGGCATGGACCACAATACTTTCGGATTCACTTGCGAATTACGGCGCATCGTCATCGAGCGGAGCAATTCAAGAATACTCAATACGTGATACTGACAGTGACCTTCTGGATGCCGTGGATACTGAAATTATGATCATTATTTCGCACAGCGCGGACCGGAATGATACTCAAAGAACAGCAGACCGTCGTATTCGATTCAACTATAAGTAAGAAATTTCACCGGCATTTACCATGACAGATCTGATCGATCCTTTTTTTAACGAAGAACAGTTTACACGGCCGGCTACATTTGTGGAAGACTATACCGCGGATGTGCCGGTCGAACATGAAATATCGGTGATCTTCGATAGGGATGAGAATGATTCGTTCGGAACACAGAACGCCGCACCGTCTGCCCTTGCGAAAACATTGGATCTTGTAAACATCGGAACAAAAAGCCAGTTGATAGTGCATTACGGATATCTGCAGGACGAACGGGGAAGGGATATACTGGATGAATCAGGTGGTCGCATTATAGCGGAGAATGAGTTCACGTATTATGTTGCGAAACACTTTCCGGATCCGTTCGGAATGACGCGGATGGAATTGACATTGAATCCGCCGAATTAAAAAAGCGGAAACACATAGCCACATAGAAAGCGGAGAATGAACATGAAAAAAATACTTTTAATGGTGATTCTGGTCGTAACGGCATTCACATGCAGTCAGGCACAGACACCGATTACTATCGTTGCAGTCGACAGCATGACGCGCGCATGGAACATTACACAATACACAGCCAATGATGTTGTGAATGATTCGAACTACACACGAATGCTCAGATTCGCAACAGACAGTATCACTACGTCGACGCCTAAATCTTTGGTTCAATATAAAATGGGTGGCGGTGTTATTATCAGCGCACTCTTGACGGTTGGGGATTCAGCGAATACAACCAATGGCAGTTTTAAGCTATTATTATTCCGCGATACTATCGTAAATGTGGCAGACAATGCTGCATGGGCAACAGCCGCATATTACAACACCAGAATGATCGGTGAGATCGACTTCGCGCTAACAAACAACGGCACGACATCGAACTATTCCTACGTCACAGGGTTGAATCTACCTTTTCAGACCGCAACAGATGACCGGTATATCTACGGCGTTCTGCTGGCAAAAGCCGCATACACGCCGGTGCGCGGTCAGAAAATTATTATCAAACTCGGATTGATCAGAAACTGATATGAAAATTATCCTTTTCCTTATTGTCTTTCCGGTGATGCTGTTCGGGCAGTTCAACAAGCTCACGCCGCTGTCATCGTATGCTCGGAAAGGGTCATTCGGGACCGGTACGCAGTATTGGACGAAGAGCAGTGCCACGGGATTCAATTTCGGAACATCAACAGATTTCACAATCGTTGTAATGTTTAAGACAACATCCGTTGCAACATTACAAAGACTGATATCAAAGAAAACTAATGCCACCGGAACCTTAGACCCAGGTTTTATGGTAGAAATCAGAAATTCAAAGATACAGGTCAACATTGGAGATGCAGCAGCGACAACAAACATAATCTCTATAAAAACATTGGTAACAGGACAAACGTATTTGCTAGTCGTCAGTGTAGCAAGAACAAGCAATGCAACTTTATATCTTAATGGGCAGATAGATAGCGTTGTATCAATCTCGAGCATCGGTTCAGTAAATAACGCACTAACGCTTGGAATAGGGGCAAATACCAATGGATCAAATCCAGTCGTGGGAGTGCTGGGGACGGTTCAGGTTGTTAGTGGCAAAGCGCTGACAGCGCAAGAAGTATCTGCAGTCTACAACAGGATGAAAACGGGAATACCAAAACAATATTCGGGTGGAACGTTAGTTCTAGATATTGATTGGTCAAAAAATGGAACGGATAAATCAAGCAGCGGAAATACACTTACGCCAGTTAGTTCTCCATATATCGGGACATATTAACCATGCCAAAAGTATCATCATATCCGGCAATAGATCCAAACGAACTTGCAGCAGAAGATATTGCGTTAATGGTAAAAGTTAGTGCCGGGACGAATGGCACAAAAACAGCATTAATGCAAACACTAGCCAAGATGCTACCTAAATTTGTAGATCAGCCGTATGCAGATTCAGACGATGATATTCAAGAAATACTGGATGAATATACGGAACGTGCAGTAACAATTCGCCCAATCGGGACAATCATTCCCTCTGTAGCAATAAAGCTCGGAAACACCACACAGATCCTTGGCGAGAATGCGAACCTTACAGAGCAGTCTACTCTAACATATCGACCGCGACCTATTATTGATTTTTCAGCATCGGCAATAGATGGATTTATCACCGACAGCGCTGTGGCATATCGATGCCAAAAAACTAGACTACAATCTATTACAATAAAAGGATCAGGATACACAAACGGAAAATCAGGAGTAAAATATCAAAGTTCTGTCGGCGGAACGCCGGGACTGGCAGAACTGATAGATGTATACATTGAAGATTTTCAGATATCTGTTAATGCCGGAAATATCGATGATTCGCATAAATATATCCGAAGTCATTTTATGCGTTTCACGAATGCAATTAAAGATCTTAATCAACAGACAATCATCTCTCAATGTGTGTTCTGGAATGCGCTTGCCGCTGGATCAATAGGGATCAATGTCAAAGGAACGAATAATGTCATTACGGAATGTGAATTTGAACAGGGGGATGGTTCAGAGGCAGACGAAACAGGCGTTGCAGTATCTTTAGAGGCAACCTCAAACTCAAACATTGTCAGCGCAAATAGATTCCAGCATGCCATCGGAACATATCTGCAAGATTACGGTCTTGCCAATGTAATTAATGGCAATATTTTCAATCCTTACGAAACAACTATCACACGGTTCATCAGGTTAGCGGGGACTGGCGCCGCAGTAATAGGGAATACATTCCTAACCGCAGGAACAGTATCAAGCGATGCAATACTGATAAACACATCACAAAACATCTTTTCGGGGAATGTAATCCGCCGAGTACAAGACGCTGTGAATTGTATCCTAATCAATGGGAACAACAACGTCATTAACGGAAACATGTTTGTGAACTGCACCGGCTGTTTGTCAAACGTGAAATTGACGGCCGGCGCAACAGAAAACATTCTCATCGGTGAATTCCCAAACGGCATCACAGACCTGGGAACGCGCACAATTATCAATGGAGTGTCAAAAAACAACGGTAATCCTGCAAGCACGGGTGATTGGAATGGATCCGCCGCAAAAGCATATCGATTAGGTATTACAGTTGAAGATTATTCAAGTAATCCTTCGAAATACTACCGTGCAGATAGCCAGGGGAACTGGGTTCAGTTAGGATAACATGGCAGACAAACGGCAACAGATACTAGATGCGATCGTAACGCGGATGGGATTGATCTTGACCACATCCGGATATCGCACGAACGCCGGGCAGAATGTATGGCTGGAACGTGCAACGGTAACGACTGAAGCGGAAACACCTGCAATTATTATCAGTGATGGAGGATCTCCGCCGGACGTTGAAGGGATGGGAGGAAACACATCGCGGTGGTATTATCAGCTGCAGGTGAAGTTCGACATTAAAGCAACCGGCGCCACGGCCGGAACCATTGCGCGGAAGGTGAAGGAAGATATAAAACAAGCGATCGGAACCGATGTGCAGTGGGGAGGACTGGCGAACTGGACGATGATAGCGGATGATGATCAAAGTTATGACCACAAAGAGCTGAAGGTGATGGAATCATCGCTGGTATTCAACATTCGATATTTCACAAATCAATGGGCATCTGAATAAAGGAGACTTGTCATGAATAAAAGTAAAGGACCGGAACCGATCGTTCCGACACACCGAGATCCGGACACCGGCGAAGTATACAAAAGCGGTGAGGCACTGCCGGAAAAGATCGAAAAGAAAACCGACGAAACGAACGTAAATAAGAATGAGGAGTAACACGCTATGTCAGACAAGAATTCGAATATCGTTGCGTTCGGTATTGAAAGTGAAACAACGCAGAATACTGCCGTAACGCTGGCAGCAGGATCCTATTTGTGGCTGCCAAGACCGCAATTCAATCCGAATGCAGAGAAGATCACGCGGAGCTATGTGAAGACATCTCTGGATCCTCTGGCACAGATCACCGGCAAGAAATCGCAGGGAATTAATTTCAGCATGCCGCTGAAATGGTCACTTGTGAGTAATACGGCGTATGCTCCGGTTCTTGCTGCATTCAAAGGAATGGGATTCGCATCATCCGGCGGCACCGGTGCAACGGATTGGACACTTTCACCGATCAGCGCGACAGTATCATCGATGCTCGGACCGGCTACAGCTGTGACGATAAACCTGATCATGGACGGTTTGAAGCATGTGATTGCAGGCGCGGTGGGTAACGGCAAGCTCCGTTTCAAAGCGGGTGAACGGGGATTTTTAGACGGAGAGTTTTTGGGTATTGATGCCGCCGTGACGGACCAAAGCAGCTGGCCGACCAGTCCGACACAATCGATATCATCGGTTGTTGAACCGATCATGGAAAGCGCATCGTTCACCATGGACAACGATACCAGCCATGTTGCGCAGGAAATTGAAATTGACCTGGGCAATAAGGTGGTAATGATCGAAGATGTAAGCGGAACGACCGGCGTGAAGGGATTCAAGATCGCCGGAACAAAAGAACCGAAAGTGACGATCAGTCTTCTGGCGCGCACTGTTGCAAGTTTCGACTACTGGAACAAGATGCGTAATTCGACATTGCTGAATACCTCTTCACTGGGATTGCAGTTCGTTCTGGGAACGGCGGCGATGAACAAGTTCACATTCACCATGCCGGTGCTGCAGATCGAAAAAGCGGAGTATGCAGACTATAACGGCATGCTTCAGATCAAACTGACCTGCCATCCGTCGCAGACGAGCGGGAATGACTGGATGACGGTTCTGATTGATAATGCTTAAGATCAAAAGCAAAAAATAAAAGTGCAGGGAACCGCTGATAAAGGCGGTTCCCTGATTTATTAACCTTATTTCATAACGATGGGAGCAACATGATCAAATTTATCGATACGGCTGCTACAGTTCCTTATTCAGTGGAAGCGGATAAGGATGAACAAAAAACAGTATTTCGGATCAGTGCGGTATCATCCGGTGAGATGCAACTGATTAACGATGCCACGGTGATCACAGAATCGAACGGACGCACCGGAACGAACCGTATCAAAACATCGCTGAGAAATCGCCTTGCGGTGTATCTGGGACTGAAGGGATGGGATAACGCAGGGAAACCATTCGAATCGGAGAAACGATCGATCTTGGGCCTTCCGGAACGCGACGTGATCAAAGAATCGCTGCTGAATTCGCTTCCGACGGATTACATCAATGACCTGGGTGAGAAGATTCAGGAAATCAGTCTTTCCGGGGGCATTGACCAAAAAAACTGAGATACGCCCTGCAAGCGTTCTTCCATCCCGATCTTGTTCAGGGCGGGTATTACGACACGATAGAGAAACGGGAAGTGAGTGAAGAAGAGTGCATTCGGCTGCGTGATGAGTTTCTGCCGGTGATACAATTCTTTCACAGTATCGACTTGGGAATGTTCCACCTTACCTTCGCAGATTATAAGAATCTGCCACAAAGCACAATAGATTATTGGGCTATCTACAGAACCTTTCGATCACAGGAAAAGAAATGAGCCTGCAATTCGGATTAAAAGTGAGAATGAGCGACGATCTGAAGAACCTTGCGCAGAAGTTTCCGGCAGCAGGTCAGGCGGTATTGAATCGTGCGGCAGGCAAAGCGGAGAAACTTGTTGTGAAACAGATCTCCACGGAATACAACGTTCCGGCCGCAGTGATTGATAAAAGGATTATTCTCAAAAAAAGCACACAGCAATCATTGGTAGCGGTATTGAAATTCAGTCAGAAGGGATTCAATCCTTACTACTTTTTGAAATCGCAGGAACCAACGACACGCCGTGAACCAGTTGAACTGGAGATTAAACGGGGATCGACCACGTTCGCAGGTCCGAAGTTCTTCACGAACATCGGGCGGAAGAGCGGGAAACTGCGGGTGATGCAACAGCCGGGAGAGGATCGCAGTAAACTGGCGTTGATGAAGTATCTGAAAGCCAGCGAGATATTTGACTTCACAAAGATTAATCCGATGATCGAACAATTCGCAACGGAATACATGAAGAAAGAACTTCCCAGGGTGATCAAAGCATTCTTCAAATCAGGGAGAGCAGTCTAATGTCGGTAGATGTAGAACTTACCTTATCGGATAAAGCCACACGAATATACAATCAGTTCGTGGGGAACGTAAACCGTCAGGCCGCGACGATGGACAATACCATTAAATCGATCGGCACGGCGGTTGGTGCGGCGTTCAGTATTGGTGCAGTTGCATCGTTCATGAAGACGGCAGCCGATGCAAATCTGCAGGTCACGAAGATGGATCAGGCGTTAAAGAATAGCGGACTGGGTGAATACAGGAACGAACTTCTTGCAACAGCCGATGCTCTGCGCGATAAAACCGCTGTAGATGATGATGAGATCGTGAAACTGCAAGCGCAGCTTGTGGGGTATACCGGCAACATTAATGCCGTTCGGCAGTTAACGCCGGCCGTGCTGGATCTGGCCGCAGGGACCGGAATGAGCGTTGAAGCAGCCGGCAAACTTGTTGCGCGGAGCAATGAGGGGGCGGAAGGTTTGAAACGGCTGGGTATTGTTATCGGTGAAACAACAAGCGAACAAGAGCGGCTGGAAAAGATCACAAAAGCCGTTGCGGAACGATACGGCGGAATGGCAGAAGCATTCGGTAATACCGATGCCGGCGGACTTCAAAAATTAACGAACGCAATGGAAGATCTGCAGGAAACTACAGGGAATGTCTTTTTGAAGATACTGGGTCCGTCTCTGCCGGGCATTTTGAAAACGTTCGAAGCGATTGGCTGGGTAATTGAAAAGACTGTCGGGACGATACGTGTATTGACCACGGCTATTATGACCGGACTTATTGCACCGCTGGCAATGGTAGAGAATCAATTGAACATGATGGGAGTGACCAGCAGTAAAGTATTTCAGAACATGATGGCGTCGGGAATGCGGCAGACGGCGGAAGCTGCCAATGAGTTAATTGGCAGAACAGATGCTGCAGACAAAGCGACGGGTAAACTGGGAGAAACAACCGGAAGAACCGCAACTGAAATTGTAACGCTCCGCGATACAATAAAAAACTTACAGACTGAACTGAACACGCTAACACCGGGCACAAGCGAATATGAAGCAGTATTACGGCGGGTGAATTCACGACAGGCTGAATGGAATGCGTTGCTGGCAGAGAGCAATGTGAATATCCATCGCAGTCAGACAGCGATCGGCGTATTAAGAAACATGACCGAAAAAGGATTCATACCCAAGGCGCGGATGGATGAATCATTGGTGTTCTTTAAGACTTTGAAACTGGAGATGATTGAATTCACTGATATGAGCTCTGTATGGCTAGACGACGTAAATGTTGAATTAGATGAGATGAACAACAACATCGACGAGATGGCAGGCATGTTTGCATCGAGTCTCGATATCGTACTCGAAGCGAACGGTGACACAGTGAAACAGTTACAGCAGTTATGGGATTCATTCTTCAGGTCACTGAGAAATCAGATGTTGGAGATCGCCGCAAAGAAAACTGCACTTTCATTGATGACAGGTGAAGGAGATACAGGATTCGGAGGTCTTTTCGGGACTATTGTAGGTTCGCTGATAGGTGGACCTGTGGGGGGAGCGGTAGGTGGGTTTATTGGCAGATCTCTTAAAACATCATCTGCCAGATCTAGTTCTGATGTAGCAACTTCCGGAGCGAGATCAGGAATGCGGACAGTATCGTCTAGCTCTTCGAACAGTCAGTCGAACGTGACTATTCAAATCATTAACAATGCACCAATAACAAGCGAACAGGCACTTCACGAACTGGGAAATACACTCATGCGGAAATTGGGCGTGAATGATATCTCGAAAGTGTGGAGAAATGACAGCAACGGTATTGCAATGAGTGCAGCATAATGAAGTTTACAGGATCAACAAATTGGGAGTTATTAGCGCGCGCCGGCGGGAAATGTCTGCTGACGAAGGTCTATTTTCGGCGGGTGAACGATCTGAGCGTTGCGCTGGGAACGGGAACATGGACGGAGATAACGGAGTATCTCAATCCGGTGCAGGATATTGATGCAAAGATCGAATATCAGGTGGGGCAATTCACGATCGGCAGTATTGGTTTAAGCGGTGCGGGGAACGGCGTTGTGGAGTATTTCAAAGATAATGTTTTTCCGCTGCCGATAAACCTAGTATCAAACGGCGATTTTGAAACCAACACGACCGGATGGACGGCGGCGGGTGCCGGTGCTGCCATTTCGAGAAACACGAGCAGTCCGTTAAGCGGCACAGCTGATGCGGTGATTCAGACAACGACAGATATGACC